AAAATATAATTTAGCTCAATCGGATGCAAAAGCAGATCAATTTCATGCAGACGGTCGTCCGATGTCTTATTATGAAAAATTGAATGCAGCTTATGCTGGTCAAATACCTGGTTTTTTGCAGGATAACATACAATCTCAAGTACAAAATTATCAAAACAATCCACCACAATTAAAACCTAAAAAAATAACATTAGCTGATGGAACTAAAATGACTACATATGGTTCTTTTGAGCCAGGTCAATTTTCCAATGTATACAGTCAATATATAAACGCATTAAAATATGGTTCAAAACCAGGTGGAACTTTTGACCCCGTAGATTTAGAACAAGGACTTGGAACATTAAAACCAGCTTCAGATCAATTTATGGATTTTGGATTTGGAAGTGTGTTTGGTTCAAGCACTGGATCAACAGCCTCAAGTCAAGCAGTTCAGAATTCTTTACAAGCCATGATGCAAGATTTGTATGATCAAGGTTATTCTACAACGGCAGCAGGAGAAATAGCGATGGATAAAATGTATCCTGGTTATTTAAACTACACACAAGGAAAAGGAGATATCCCAGTTAATTTTATGGACATGAATGTTGGACTCCCATTACCAGGACATACAATGGTAAAAGATTATTTTACACCACGAAGTAGTGGAGGATTTGGGTATGGAGGAAGTGGAGGTGGTTATGGCTATGGTTACGGCGGTGGCGGTGGCGGAGGCGGTGGCAGCGGCTTTGGCTACAACATGAACATGGGCATGCAAGGACAACCAAAACAAAGAGCACAAATAGGACCAGGAGGTCTACAAGAACAAGTTAACCAAGCATTTTTGTCAGGTGGTAAACCATTTGCCAAAGGTGGTTTAGTTAGTTTAGTGGAGGATTAATATGTTTGGAT